ATTCGGCAGTTTCCGTTAAATCATTTGAGAAACTTACTCTTTGTTCTATAAGAGAAAGTTCTTCTTCTGCGAGTTCAATTTCTTTTTGTAATTTCGCTACTCTTTCCTTATCTATTTCAGAGCGTCTTATTTCTTGTTCTAGCAGGTTTTTATTTTTTTCTATATCGTCTTCGATAATTTGTCTCTCAACAACTCTAAGCTTAGAGTTAATTTTTATTTGTTCTTGTAGATCTATTTCGCCCTCTAACTGTTCTGCTAACAAGTCATTTATTTCTTTCTGAAAATTTATCTTTTTTTCATAGGCTTCGTTGATTTTTTCGATTCTTTTTTGAATATCATCAACATTGCCAGTAGAAGTATCTGACCCTTCTTCTAGGATTAAGTTTTCTAGTTTTTTTATTTTTTTTTCTAGTTCTTTAATTTTTTGTTGATCAGACATTTAAAAATTTACCTGTATTATTTAAAAGGCCATTTTAAACCAGTGGCTCTTTCGAAACCAGAAACTGCCTTGTCTAAAGCACCCTTGCTTTTAAAAGTTCTGGGATTATCTAGACCGTATTTTGAGATACTTTTGAGATAGTTTTTTTCTTTTGAAAGAGCACTAGTAAAAGTTCTTATTTCAGAAGGTGAACCCTTTACACTAACTGGAACACTAAAGTTACCTAAAAGACCTCTCATTAAAAGTTTGACTGCTGCACCGAACTGAACAAACCAGCTTTCATCTAAATTTCCCGCTCTGTGTGCTCCCAGATCTATAACCATTGGAGCTATACCGCCATCATCTTTTGGATCCATATCAGCGCCAATTGGCCCTGCTCGATAAGATTCTTCCATTTCTTTGTCCTTCATTTGTGCTCCTCCCAAATATAAATAGTATAACAAAAAAAAGGAAGGCTTTAACGCCTTCCTTTGCTGGCTTTTTCCATAGCTTCGTTTTCTTTTTCTAATTGTTCTGATAATCGATGCACAAACCAGCTTCTAATTTGTACTGGCAAATTATATGCTTCTTGAAAATCCCAATTACCGTGATATTTTAAATAGAAAAACTGTTCATAAACGCTTTCTATGTATTTATCTCCCAGGCCAAAAAAACTCCGTATTAAACGGAACCTCCATTGATGTTTCAGCATCGCAATGAACACAAGTAAACTCCTGAGTTAGATCAAGGTTAGGAGTAATTTCATCATACTTTTTTCGAAGATATCTGGCATCAGAAGCAGGCATTGCTTCGATAACTTTTTCTATTGTTGTTCTATCCTCGTGACCTTCAACTGAAACAATCATTAGTTTAAATTGTTCTGTTACTGAGTTTTCTGGTAATTTATGCTTTCTTTTGTGTTCTAGTGTTTTTGACAATGATTTCTCATCTTTACCGGTAAGATGGCGAACTTCCACTTCCCATTTTGCTTTTGGTAATTTGATTTTAACAGTTCCTCTTTCGGTAGGAACTACGTCTTCGGCATCACCCCCTTTTACGATTTTAGCATCTTCCAAATCAAATTCGAACCGCGAACGTTCGCCACAGGCAGGACAGACTACGCTTGTTTCATAGTTACTGCCATAACCTGTAATTCTTGCTGCAACTATAATAGCATTTTTATCTCCAATAAGAAAATCGTCTGGTTTAACTTTTGGCTGTACTATCACGCTTTCCAAAAGTCTATCCAATGCGATACCCTTTTTCAAAAGTGCTTTGGAAGTAAGAATATCTTCTTCCTTTGCAGTCATAAATTTTATTTCCACACTTTCCACACCATGCAAAGGGTGTCCTTCTGGATACAACTTACCACCGGATGGTAATTCAACCATCTCAGTAGGCGCTGCAAATGAAAGGGGTTTTGGTCCTGTGGACTCTTCTGTAGACAAAGAAGCACGCTCTTCGGGCATTTCACCCAAGCGTGTTTCATTATTCCTATCTGTCATTTTAACCTCGTTTAGTATTGGAACAACCAAATACTAATTTTTATGTTCTAGGGCCACCGAGTTTCCAAAGAGGTGAGTTTCCGGCGTTGTTATCGTCTTGGTAACTAGCCCAATCATATCTAATAGTCAATTCTATATCAACCAGTTCTTCACTAGAATAGTCTAAGCTACCGAAATTGACTTTCGTTATAAAAGGATTGTTTAGCGTCCAAGTTTCGATAAGTCCAGTATCACTAGTCGTTTGTCCTTGGAGAATATCCCGTCCACCTCCAAATTGCATAATAGTAACAGCCCCAAGAGTGGTGTTAGCAGCAGCTTTGGAAATGGTTGTCACATCATTTGGATCATTTGGAACTTGATAACCAGCATCATAAAGTAATTTACCTAACCTCTGCGAAGAGTTTACATCTACAGGATCAATGAGTGTCATAGTCACTTCGTTCCAATTAACGCGACCGGGATAGTGGTAAGTATGGTTTAGATACTTATGGGCCACTTGCTCAACTGTCATTTCTGGCTTGTTGACTTTTTTAGCAACATAACGAATTGGGTTGTCAGCGTCATCACCAAATCCACTAATGCCGACTTGCCATCTATATTGCCTTTTTGGTTCTAGTGCGCCCTGTGTCCAAAATTGTCCCATTTTGTAACTCCTCCTATGTTAGCATACCTTTAACTAGTTGTTAATTTATTTTGTTCCTATAGATCTTCAAAAGATGCTCCAGAATTTGTCACAACAAAGTCTAGGGCAATAAACTCAATTGCGCGTGCAGGTTTCAAGAAAATCTTTGCATAAAGAATATTTCTATCAATCAAGTCTGGTGTTGTGGTTGTTTCGTCTAGAACAACTCGGAAATCAGTTAAACCAAATCGTGACTGCACACCAGAAAGTAGAGGTTCTACTTGGTTGGTGAATCTCTGCCAAGTTGTTGTAACATTCTGATCAAACAACAAGTTGGACGCAATTCTTGAAATTTCTTTTCTGAGATAAATCATCAAGCGACGTACATTAATTCTATCTAGAGCAGAATTAGTAACCTGTAGTGTCTTTTGACCAAAGATTACAATACCCTCGTTGGGAAAACTAGCAATGGGGTTAATGTTAACCTCATAAAGTTTGTCACGCTCTTTGCTGGTAAGTTTTTCACGTACATCAGTGACCTGAAGTCCCGCTGCTCCCTCAGTAAGTCCACCACGGTTAAATCCTGCTGGAGCAAACCAAATTTCACTTTTTTCTTGAGAGCTAGCCAAAGTTCCGAGTGCAGCAACAGAGGGTGGCATCCAGATTGGAGTACCGGATGTTGGATCGTTTATCTTAATCCAAGGGTAGTAAGTACAAGCATAACTGGTATTAATAGCCCTGCTACGCAACTGAGTCACAGTTGAGGTAACACTACCAATTCTTGCAGATTCAGCAGCGGTACTTTCATGTGAAGGCACATATCCACCGGGAAGGTCAATAATAGCTAGTGCGTCTGAACGTTCCTCAACAGTATCAATAAGGTGGTTTGTAACTGCTTCGTTAGTAATACCGGGAAGCGCGGCAAGATTAATATCAAGAACCCCGGGGTCTCTTATTGAATCGATAGCTCTTTTAAGTGAATAAACAGCACTGTTACCACGTTCAGTACCACCACCTAGACTTAGAAGGGTGTTACGGAAAGGATCTCTTTCTGTGATGTCAAGTCCATCAAAGCCGCCAAACACTGGCATAGTGAATCTATCATTACCTCGCTCAGTAAGAACTTTGTAACCGTCATCAGAAGTCCCAAGTGAAGCAGAAAAGTCACCAACAGCAGTAATTGAATTACCTGCTGCGCGTGAACCAGCTTCGTAGAATGACTCCACGCTGGAAACATCGTCTGATACCAAAGGATTGCCGCTACTGGTCAATAGGGTAGCTCTCACATCATCAAGAGTGAATACAAAAGAGTATTCTGTATTTGAATCAGCGATATGTGAATCCACACCGTCTGGTTTAGCGCGGACTAAATCTCTGAAATCTTCGTCAAATTTAGTAGCACCAACTTTTTGAGTAACTACACCGAAGTAAGCATCAGTTGGGTCTAGTGTTCCAGCGTCGGTAGCATTGACTCTTAGTTGCATTTTGGGGAATTCCAAACTTGCTGTAAAATCAGTAGGACCACCGACAACGCCTACCACGTTAGCTGCCAAACCTGCCGGCGTGTGAGGAATGCTATCAGCCGCTTGGAAAAGTGAACTTGCAGCAACAGCAGAACCGCTTACAACACTAACACTTTTAAAGCGAGGTGGACCATAGAAACCAAATGGAAGTGCTTCTGCTTCGACACCGCCAGCTTCTAGAGTTTCGTTTACTTCGACTCTTACGTAGTTAGACTGATTGGCGTAATTACCAAATCTACGATGCCTTTTTTCATCTTTATCCCAAGTAATATACTGGTCACCGATACGTCGACCAATGTAATCGCTTGAATTAGGGTCTAGATTAACGTTTGCAAAAACTTCTAAGAATTCAGGAGCAGCATCGCGATCTTCTACTTTACGAACAGCAACTGTAAAAGTGCCGTAACGATTGAAATCGTTGGTAGAAGCCTTGATATCGAGAATTGAAATCTTGACATTGTTTTGTTCGTACTCACCTGAACCTTCACCCTGATTAACAATAAATCTAAAAAGTTTTGTCATATCAGTGGCGTCGAAACTGCCAGTATCTGCACTGAGATGCTGACTAAATACCCAGCCTGTCTTTGCTGCCTGTGCTTCAACACCTTCGAAATCTTGTTGAGCTATTGTTGCGTTTTCTAGAGCAGCAATAACACCAAAAACCTTGCCGGCAGCACTGCCGCTATCTTGGCTAACAGTAGCTTTGAGATGACTTTCAAAAGTTTCACCCAAGAAGTAAGTTTTAAGTGACTCAGTAGGAGTTATAGCATCGTTGGTAAGTGTTGGATTGGTGTTAAACACTTTACGAATGTATTTTGAAGAGTTTGGATTGAAATTAAAGGTAGTGTTGAGTACGGAAGATGAACTAGCGTTTTCAACAATAGCTTGGAACTCGTAATCACTTCCGATACTAGCAACAAAGCTACCAGCACCATCAGTACCAACATCGGCTCCACCAAAGTCATCGCCAACAAGACGAATGGCTCCTTTGTCTAGGTAAAATACTGCGGCTAGTGCTCCAGTGACATCCGAGAAAGAAGAAGCGGATGGAATAATAAATAATCCGTAGGCGCCGCCGTTGCTTGGGTTACCTGTATTACTTGATTTGTTCTCAGTAGTCCAGCCGGCTGATTCATATCCGGTAGTTGTTTTATCATCAGATTCAGAACCAAGAAGACGAACAATAGTAACAGGACCAGAATTTTTCAAGTATGCTTGTGCTGCATATGCCGCATAATGAGGAGAAGTGGTGTTTCCATCTCTAAAGACATCAGCAGTTGCGACACCCTTTTCAGGCAAACCGAATTTGGTCACATATTCTGACCAAGTTTGAACTGTGGTTGGAACCATCGCTGGACCACGGGCTGTACGACCAATAATAACTGGTCCTATTGTGCCGGGTAAGCGCGGAATCTGGGATCTATCGATCTCGTCGATAAAAACTCCAGGTGATACGAAACGAAACTTCTTTGATGTACTCATTCTTAGTCTCCCAATAAGAAAAATCCAGGCTAAATGGACTAACGAATTACTGTTTTATTCTAAGGTAAATAGTGTGGCACTGTTTCAAAGGTAGTGGCTAGAAGATTTTTTTATCTTTGAAATCTGTGATGTCCCCTACTATTACTCTCTCTCTTGGTATCTTTACATCAACCTGATTTTCGCGAATAGAGATCTTTGGTTGATTTTGATTACTGTCTTGACCAGTTAGATATCCCAATACTTTTATGCTGATAGATGTATGGAATAATCTTTCTTCTTCGCCTAAATCAGCCGTGTTATTTGCTTGAGAAAAATCCTGCTGAATAAAACCTTCGTATGAGTGACCGTCCCTGCCAATAAAGATACCATTGTTTCCACCGGGAATAGTAATAAAAGCTTGGGTAAGATCATTCATTTGTTGCTGATATTCTGTCTTGATATCAATTTTGTAATTTGTTTCAATGTAAACAGGAAGAGGTATAGACACTGTTTTATAGACTATTTTTTTGTTCGCTCTGGGATAATTTTCTTGTCCTATTGCACGAAAAGTATCTGCATTAGCAAAATTAGAAGTCTTTTCCTGATTTATAACTCTGGAAATTTGAATTGCACCACCAGCTAAATCAGCAGAATGTTGAGAAATAGGAGGAAGGCTGGCATAGTATTTACCCCTGTTTGATGGATTCTTTGTGATAGATTCTCTTTCTAGTGTCATGACAGGCAAAATAAAAGTTCCCTGATTATCTCTCAACCTTTTGTCATTTTTAATCTGGAAAGAACGTTCTGCTGAAACCCAAATAGCGGGCACCTTTTTCCAACCTTCGTTGGTTGTGGTGTGCAGATTCAGTGTTTTGTCTAACCAATCATACATAGCGAGATCAATTGTCTCGATAGTCGATGGCACAAATGGCATATCTGAATTATGGAATTTTTCATCTGACATTTCTTTGATCCATTGTATACCATTCACCTTCGTCGTTAAAATAAAATTTACGAGCCTTTGTAAACGGCGCTATTGCTTGTCCTTTTATCTCTTTTATAAATACTATCTTACCGTCGTGTTCGCTAGGGTAATTAGCTAACTCCGTGAGTATTTTCAAATCCTCGTGATTTGGATCTGAGTGTAGGAATAGGATGTCATCGTCTTTGATACTAATCACAGTCGTCGTAGTCCTCACTTGGCGGGCAAACTATAAAAGGACTAGGATGCCAAGTTCCCACTTCGTTAAAATAAAACTTTCCGGGCTGAACAAATGGAGGTATTGTTACTGTATTTGAGCCTGATAGCTTTGCAACATAAACAACTTTTCCATAGTGTTGCTCGGGATTATCTGCATAGCCTTGCAATACGGTTGCATCAGTTGAGCCAGAAACAGGACAAAATACTCCAACCTCATTTGACTTGATAATAATATCTGGATCTTTTTGAACAATAACTGTTTCGATCTTTGACTGAACAAGTCTTCTGATTCGTGTAAGTGGTGCTGGTTCTGGCCTTGTAAACAAGCCTTTTCTTGCTTGTATACAAATTGCTGAAATCTCGAACCTGTGATCTGCTTGACCAAATAGTTCTTTGGGTTCTGTGAGCTTTACTATCTCATAAAACCTGTCACCATAACTAA